ATGCACAAGAAATGCATGATATGTTATCTGAAGATACCAATCTTCCTGAATGGGTTCAAGGCAAAATTACCTTAGCAGAAGATTATATTGTATCGGCTGCACAATATATGCAATCAGAATCGGAGTAACAAATGGCCATATCAATACTTAAAAAGACACCCATACATGTTGTAGTTGCCATTACAGGCGCAAATGCATCTGAAACCATTGATTTAGAAACAACACTAGAAACTACAACACAGAATGCCGCAACACCTAAGGCAAATATTAGTGGCATCTATTGGTCAATACCTTCAGGTAACGGAACCGTTTCAAGAAATTCTGTACAACTTTGGGCTATGACAGGTGCACGTGATTTTCAATTTCACGGATTTTCTGATAACAGAGAAAATGGTAGTAACATAGTTGTGACATTACCCGCAGGTGGTGGTACCATTATTCTTGAAATCATGAAGGTCTCAGGATATGGTGATACACAACATCTTAATCAATCAATAGGAGCATAATCATGAGACTCATTGCTGAAATAGTTGAAGATGTTCAAATCATCAACGAAGAAAATTCAAAAAATCTTTTCATTGAAGGTGTGTTTCTTCAAAGTGAAATCGCCAATAAAAATTCACGTATCTATCCCAAGACAGTTATGGAACGCGAAGTAAAGCGTTACATGAAGGAATATGTCGAAGCCAATCGCGCATTTGGTGAACTGGGACATCCTGAAGGTCCAACCATCAATCTTGACCGTGTCTCTCACATGATTGTGTCATTGAAGGAAGATGGAAACAATTATGTTGGTCGTGCAAAAATCATGAACACCCCAATGGGTAATATTGCACGTAACATCATTGAAGGTGGTGGTAAGTTGGGTGTGTCGTCACGCGGATTGGGTTCATTAAAAACCACTTCAGAAGGTATCAACGAAGTTCAAGATGATTTCTATCTTGCAACGGCGGCTGACATTGTGGCTGACCCTTCGGCACCTGATGCTTTCGTACAAGGGATTATGGAAAATAAGGATTGGATGTTTGTAAATGGTTCATGGACATATCAAAATATGGATGAAACTAAGAAGCTGATTGAAAAGACCAATCAACGTCAATTGCAAGAAATGAAGATTCGTGCCTTTGAAACCTTCTTAAATGCCATTTCAAAGAAATAAACTCGTATAAATAATATAAAGTTTTTGAAACAACTACAGGAGATACTAAATGTCAGTAGAAAACAAGATTCGAGAAATGATGGCTAAAAAGCTCGATGAAGCCTTCCCAGGAATGGGTAAGAATTTGGAAACTAAGGCTCCAGCTCAAGGCTCATCACAAACACCAGAAGTTCAAATGATGCACAAGGGCGGTGGCGCAGAAAAGCCATCAAACCCTGTAAATCAATTACAAGCAGGCGCAGGCCCCAAAGAAGCTGCTCCCATGAAGCAAGGTTCATCACAAGATGCTTCAATTGATTTAGAAACTGATGAAAAGAATCAAGGTAAGGCACAAGCATCAAAGAAGGCTAAGATGCCTACTGTTTCACATCAAGGTGCAGGCGCTGCCACTAACTACACAACAGTAGCAGATCCATCATCTGTCATCAACCAAGCATCTTCAAAGGGCAATGTTCACCAAGAAGAAGCTGAAGTAGAAGGCGAAGAAGTCATTTCAGAAGAAGAATACAATGCTCTTTCAGAAGAAGAAAAGGCACAATATTCATTAGTAGAAGAAGGCCCAGAAGAAACTGAAGAAGAAGATGAAACAGCACTTGCCGAAGCCATGGAAAACATGAAGGCTGAATTGGCAAAGGATGTTGAAAATCTTTTTGCATCAGAAGTTGACTTGTCAGAAGAATTCAAGACAAAGGCAGCTTCATTATTCGAAGCCGTCGTAACTGCTCGCGTTGCTCACGAAGTAGAAAAGATGCAAGATGCGCTTGCTGAACAAGCAGCACACACCGTCGTGAACATCCACGAAGAAATGGTTTCAAAGATTGATGCCTATCTCTCATATGTTGCTGAACAATGGTTGGCAAACAATGAAGTTGCAATTGAAACAGGACTTCGTGCAGAAGTCACTGAAGATTTCATTGCAGGCTTGAAGGTGTTGTTCAAGGAACACTACATTGAAGTTCCTGAAGAAAAGTACGATGTTTTAGGCGACATGCAAAATCAAATTGATACATTAACTGCACAAGTTAACGAATCATTGGCAAAGGCAGTTGAACTTAATACAGAGTTGAACGAAGCAAAGCGTGAAGTTGTATTCTCAAAGGCAACAAGTGACTTAGCACAAACTGAAGCTGAAAAACTTCGCGGCTTGATTGAAGAAGTTGAATTTGAAAATGAAGAATTATTTGAACAAAAGATTTCAGTTATTAAAAATAACTACTTCCCCAAGTCAACTGTTTCTTCACCCATCACAGAAGAAGTGGTAGAAACACAAGAAGTATCAGGTACGGTTGCTAAATATGCAGAAATGCTTTCACGCAACACATTTGGAAAATAAAGCTAGTATAAATAATAGTAACGTTTAACAGTAAACAAAAACTCAGGAGAACGTAAATGTTTTTATCAGAATCATTACAAAAGAAGTGGGCTCCAGTTCTAGAACACGGATCCCTACCAGCCATCAAAGACAACTACAAGAAGGCTGTTACTGCCGTTATTCTTGAAAACCAAGAAAAGGCATTGCGCGAAGAAAAGCAAGCATTGTTCGAAGCTGTTCCAGTTAACAACATTGCTGGCTCAGGATCAACCGAAATTGACCGTTACGACCCAATCTTAATTTCATTGGTTCGTCGTTCACTTCCAAACTTGATGGCCTATGACGTAGCCGGCGTACAACCAATGACTGGTCCAACTGGCCTCATCTTCGCCATGAAGTCACGTTATTCAACCCAAGATGGTGCAGAAGCATTATTCAATGAAGCTGATACCGACTTCTCAGGCACAGGCACACACGAAGGTACAAACCCAGTTGATGGCACATACACATACGGCACAGGCTTAACAACAGCAGCAGCTGAAGCTCTAGGCACAGGCGGTATGGCTGGTGACTTCAACGAAATGGCTTTCAGTATCGAAAAGACAACTGTAACAGCCAAGTCACGTGCATTGAAGGCCGAATACACAGTTGAATTAGCACAAGACTTGAAGGCAATTCACGGTCTTGATGCAGAAAGTGAATTATCAAACATTCTTTCACAAGAAATTCTTGCTGAAATGAACCGTGAAGTAATTCGTACTATCTACAAGGTTGCTAAGCCAGGTGCTGCTTCAACAGCAACAGCAGGTACATTCGACCTTGACGTTGACTCAAACGGTCGTTGGTCAGTAGAACGCTTCAAGGGCTTGATGTTCCAAATCGAACGCGATGCAAACGTAATCGCACAAGAAACTCGTCGTGGACGCGGTAACTTCATCGTCTGTTCATCAGACGTTGCAGCAGCTCTTGCCATGACAGGTAAGTTGGATTACACACCTGCTCTTTCAGGCAACGACGGCATCTCAATGGATGACACAGGCAACACATTCGCAGGTACATTGAATGGTCGCTTCAAGGTGTTCATTGATCCATACTCAGCCAACACAAACTCAGCTTCACAATTCGTAGTAGTTGGTTATAAGGGTTCAAATGCATATGACGCAGGTATCTTCTACTGCCCATACGTTCCATTACAAATGGTACGTGCCATTGACCCATCTTCATTCCAACCCAAGATTGGATTCAAGACACGTTACGGCATGATTGCAAATCCATTCGTAACACAAGCCAACGGTACAACTGACGGCGATACATTCACCGCTAACCGTAATCACTACTATCGTCGCTTGAAGGTCACAAACCTTCTATAATCGAAGTAGCAGATGAAACAGGAAAGGGAGAGGCTGAAAAGTCTCTCCCAATCCTTTTGCTATATACTTGTATACTTTCTCAGGAGTAGGGAGTATATAGCTGTTTTATAGTATCATAAATAGTATTATCAATTCATCCCAGACATAGTGAGTTTAACACTCTGTCAAGTGCCAGTCAAGAGAGATAGGTGAAACATGTCAACCGAAATCACAGAAGCAAAATGGACTAATCGTCAACCTGAGGAACTAGATTTTCTACGTCCCAATGGCTTTCGTTTCATGATTCAAAGTCTGCCGAAAGTAACATACTTTTGTCAGGCAGCAAACATCCCGTCCATGAATTTAGGTGTAGCAAAACAACCCACACCATTGATTGATATCCCAAAGCCAGGTGAAAAACTTGACTTCGGTGAACTCACCATTCGTTTCATGATTCAGGAAGACATGGCAAATTACATTGAATTGTACAACTGGATGATTGCTTTAGGTTTCCCAGAGAACCATAAACAATTTCAAAAGAGATTCGCGGATCAAGCATTCCGAACACCTGAAATCAATAACCAAGATGTGGGTACACAACGTAGAACTGACCTACCGGAATATAGTGATGCCACATTAATGGTATTGAATTCCAGTGACCTCCCAATCGTTCGGTTAAACTTCATAGATTGTTTCCCCATCTCGTTATCTGGATTGGATTTCGATGTATCAACAGGAAACACACAATACTTTGTAGGCAACGCCGTCTTTAAATATCGCATGTTCACGGTGGAGTCTTTATTGACTACTTGACAAATGTAGTTGTACTGTGTATGTTACATGATGTATTAACAAGTGAGGTGGTATGAAGTTACAAGAAATACAGGACATGTGGACAGAAGATTGTAAAATTGACCAAACTAATTTAGGGCGTAGTGCCGCCCGTGTTCCTGAACTTCACGCAAAATATCTCAACATGATGTCATCAGTCCGCCTTCAATATCGTAAGGCTGAGGCTGAATACCTTCGTATCCGAAAGTTGAAAGGTAGATATTATCGTGGCGAACTCTCAAAAGAAGAACTTAGTGAATTGGGCTGGGAACAATATCTCAATGCGCGTCCATTAAAAAATGAAATGGATGATGTCATGAATACTGACGATGATGTTATCCGCATGACGGATAAGTTGGAATATTTAAAAACTGTCATGTACCAATTGGAACAAATCATTAAAAGCATCAATAGTAGAACATGGGACATCAAGTCTGCTATTGAATGGTATAAGTTTACGAATGGTGGATTATGAGTGATGTTACCATTAGCAAGAAAGATGAGGTTTATCTTCATGTAGATGCCGATGCATCCATTCTACTTGAAATGAATGACTTCTTCACGTTTGCAGTTCCGGGTGCTCAATTCACACCCCAATATCGTGCAAAACTTTGGGACGGAAAAATTCGTCTACTAAGTTTGTTCACAAAGGAGTTATATGTAGGTCTTGCTCCTTATGTAAAAGAATTTTGTAAGTCAAACAATTATACACTTACAAATCATTTACCTTCATATGCCGAAGATGTTGAACAAGCAAAACAATTCATTGCATCATTGAATTACCATTCAAATGGTAAGCCCGTTGATATTCGTGATTATCAAGAAGATGCTGTACTAGAATCCATTCATCGTGGACGAACACTTCTTCTTTCTCCTACTGCGTCAGGCAAAAGTTTAATCATTTATTCTTTGGTTCGTTGGCATCAGACCCAAGGGCGCCGACAACTTATCATCGTTCCCACAACTTCTTTAGTCGAGCAATTGTATGGTGACTTTGCTGATTATGCTACAGCGTCGGATTGGAAAGTATCTGAAAACTGCACCCGCATTTATTCAGGTAAAGAAAAAGTTACAAACGTTCCTATTGTAATCTCCACGTGGCAGAGCATCTACAAGATGCCGAAAAGTTATTTTGAAAATTTTGATGTGGTATATGGTGATGAGTGCCATTTGTTTAAAGCCAAATCATTATCATCAATTCTACACAAATGCACCAAGGCACCTTTTAAGATAGGTACAACAGGAACATTGGATGGCACCAAGACACATCGTTTAGTATTAGAAGGATTGTTTGGTGCTGTTCATAAAGTAACAACCACAAAGAAGTTAATGGATACACAACAGCTTGCTGATTTAAAGATTC